TCACAGGCTCAGTCCCAGCCTGCGGGCGGTGTCGCGGACTTTCTCGACCAGTGGGTCGATGATCCGGTCATCGGCATCGCCAGGTATCGCGTCGGTGATCTTGTCGACCCCGGAGATGGCGGTGTTGCCGACCGTTTCGGCGATGGCGATGACTACCGCCTTGATGATCACCGGGATCTGCTGCCGAATCTCGTCAACGACTGCGTTGCGAATTGGGTCGGTGATGTGCGTCTTGATGAACCCCATAGTTGTTGCCTCTCTTGTTAGTACGAGCGCCACCGAAGCCAGATACGCGCTGGCCCGCCTGTGCCGCCTTTGGTGAAGCTGCCGAAGATGCCGCCGTTGCCTCCGGCGCCGCCTGCGCCGATCCCGCCCGTACCGGCGTTGCCGGTGCCTCCGCTGCCTGCGGCGAATGTCTCTCCGAAAGCCGAGAGCGTTTGGGGGCTGATGGTTTTGCCGTTCTGGCCGCTGCCGCCGGAGTTGGCGCCTTCGCCGCCCAGACCGCCTGGGGCGGATGCGATGAGCCCGCCGGGGCCGTTGATTGATGTTGTGCCACCGGAACTTCCGGGTGCGCCCTTGCCGCCGCCCTCGGATTGACCGCCTATGCCTCCGGCTCCCAAGGTCAGGCCTAGCGAGCCACTGGGGACGATGAATGTGCCGGTGAGCCATGTGCCGGTGTAGCCGCCTATTCCAGAACGGCTGAGACCGCCTTCACCGGCACCACCGCCGCCGCCTGCGGGCAGGATCACGTAGTCGGCCCAGTAGGCCCACGTGGGCGGTAGGACGGACTGTGTTTCGGCGAACAGGTCGGTGCGGGGGTCGCTGGCCCACACCTGTACATCGCCGAGACTGATGCCGTTGATGTACTTGTTTACGGGGCCATCCACGCCGCCGATGAGCAACGTATCGCCAATGCTGATGGGCATTTACGTTGCCCAGATGTAGATGGTGTTGCCGTCCCGTGGGGTCGGCAGCGCGTCATATTGAGCCCTGGTGCCCGCCCACACTGTCAGGGAGGTGGCGGTGCCGTTGACGGACCCGACGACTCTGCCGGTGCCGAGCTTGGACACGTCGATGGCTGCGTTCGCCGCGACCTTGGCGTTTGTTACTGAGCTGTCCGTGGGTACGCGGGTATCGCCCAGGCGGGCATCGTCTCCGGCGCAGGCGGTGGCGGCGGTTGTGCCGGTGGTCGGCGGGAAGGTGGACGGCTTGCCGATGATCGCCGACCAGGCCACTGCCAGTGCCGACTTAGTTACCCATCCCATCGGCTACTGCAATTCGTAGATGACGCCGGATGTCAGGTCGAGATAGGAGTCTCCGACCTGCTGTCCGGTGATGGTTCCCGGCGCACCGTTGCCGGTGGTGATGCGCGCCCCGCGTGGGCCGGTCGCCCCGGTGGCGCCTGCCTGGCCTGCGGGCCCCTGATTACCGGCTGGTCCGGCAGGCCCTTGCGCCCCGGTGGCACCGGTATCGCCCTTGACGCCTTGAATGCCCTGGGGGCCGGTGTCGCCCGTATCACCCTTGTCGCCCTTGGGGCCTTGAGTGCCCTGTGCGCCAGTAGGTCCCTGCGGGCCGCGAATCGATACACCCGCACCATTGGCCGGGAAGGCTGTGCCGTTCCAGATGTACAGTCTGCCGTCTGCTTCAACGAAGTAGCCTTGGCCGTCGTTGTCCGGGGTGAGGTCGGTGGGCAGAGCCGCGTAGTTGGCGACGGTGCCCGCAATGCTGATACCGCGTCCGTCTTCACCTTGAGGCCCTTGCGAACCGGTGGGGCCTTGAGCCCCTTGTGGTCCGGCCGGTCCCTGAACGCCAGTGTCGCCCTTGGGGCCCTGGATACCCTGCGGCCCTTCGGGTCCAACGTCGCCCTTGGGCCCCTTGATGCTTCCACGCTGCTCCCATGCCATAGCGTTGTCTCCCTTGCTATTTGAGTTCGTAGGTGATGCCGGTGCTGACATCGATGTAGAGGTCGCCAGGTTTGGCGCCAACGATCACGTCCGGTTCGCCTGTGCCGTACCAGGTGGCTACGCCGGAGAAGGCTGGGCCGGGTTCGCCTTGTGCGCCTTGCTCTCCGCGTGGTCCTGGTGGGCCGGGCACTGGTGTGGCTATCTGCTCGGATGGCTTTGGCGCGCCCAGTGTGAGCTTGGGGCGGGTTGGCGCGGTCAGTTCGATGACCGGCACCGGTTCGGTGTCGATGACTAGGCGGGGAAGCTCAGTCATCGCGCGCCACCCGGCATTTCGCCCATGGCAGGCTGTCGCCGTTGGGGTAGCTCGACGGGTAGGTGACGGTCAGCCGCGCCTCGGCTTTGGCTGGAATCTTGTCGGCGATGGGCGACTCAATGCGGATGAATACACCGTCATCGGTGATGGTCGGTTGTATTGCTGTGCCGTCTATTTCGGTACCGGCACGGACCGCCGCCATGTCCGGGTAGAACCGCAGATCGATGGTGGTGCCTGCCGGAAAGATGTCATGAATGTTCGGTGCGGTGCCGTCATCGTCAGCCTTGAGGCGCAGCAGCAAGATGAAGTCCTGCCGGACCGATAGTGTGATATTCAGGTCGGGGTCGTAGCCGCCAATCATTGATCTGCCTCTATCTGCGCTATCGCTTCGTCGTGTGTTGTGCCGGGCGCAAACTCGTGCAGCCGTTCAAGACTGGTGGCGCAGGCGTTCTCATCGACCGCGATAACCACCGTGGGGCGTGGGGTGTAGGTGTATTCGGCGCCGCGCGTTATCTGGTCGACATGGCGGTCGTGGCGCTCATCGGGTGTGTCGATGTCAATGACCACATACGTGCCATCTGCCAGCCGAAAATGCTTGCAGCCAGCGGGCCAGGCGCTCATATCGGTTTGTAGCTCAACAGCATTCACGTTGCGTGCCTTCTTCTATTTCCAGATGATGAGAGCGACACCGTGTGGTGCGCTGCCAGGTTGGCCGGGGGTTTGGGTGGCGAAGGTGCCGCCGCCGACTGCTGAGCCGCCGCCCCCAGACCCGCCACCGGGGTAGCCGCCCGCGCCGCCATCACCGCCTCGGCGCGTACCGGTCGAGGACGTGGACCCGGCGCCACCCCCGCCGCCGCCACCTCCGCCACCGGCTTTTGTGGGTGCGGTCAGCGAGGCTGCGGCGCCTGCGGTTCCGGCGTCGGCGGTTCCGGTCGAGTTGCGGCCGGCCCCGCCGACACCGCCCGCCGCCAGCGGGGTAGCGCCGCCGTCTTGACCGGCACTGCCCCCGGACCCGGTGGCTTGCCCGCCATTGCCCCCGCGCCCCGGTGTGGAGGCCGCTGGGGTGAAACCGGCGAGTGTGGAGATGCCGGAGCCGTTCGGGGATGAGGACACCAGATTGCCGATAGAGGTGATGCCGCCGTCAGCGCCGTTGGTGCTCGCCCCTGGCCCGACCGTGACGGACAAGGTGGCGGGGATGTCAGCGGGGGCGATCTGCTGGCCGATGTAGCCACCCGAGGACCCGCCCAGACCGCCCGGCCGTACGTCGGCGTTGGTCCCCGAGGTGGTGCCGGGCATACCTTTTCCACCGCCGCCGATCACGATCAACCAGCACTCGCGCAGATTGGCTGGTTTGGTCCATGTGCCGTTGGATGTGAAGGTGTCGACGGTGTAGTCGCCGATGGTCGCCTGTTTGATGGCGGCGATTGTTTGTTGTACCTCTGCGGCAGTTCCGGTGGCGGCAGTGCCGCCGAACCAGGTGTCGAACATGTTCTTGAAGCCGTCGACAACGCTGCCCAGTGCGTCATTGGCGTTGGTGTTCGCGGCCTGCGCAGTGGTGTTGGCTGCCGCTGCAGTGTTGCGTACTCCGGTGATGGCGTTGAACAGGTTGGTGATGAAGTTGTCGTTACTGCCGGGATTGGTGCCGCCCTGGCTGCCGTGCAGGATGGCGTCGAAGGCGTTGCGTATCCACGTACCGGCATCGTTGGGGTCTGAATCTGGTCTGCCGGTGATGATTTCGAAGAAGTCGCCCAGAACGGGGATGTCTTCTACCTTGTCTTGCAGGCTGGTGATGGCCGACTGAATGTTGGCGATGGCGCCCTGCACCGTGGACACCGCGCCCTGTAGGCCCTCCAGGATGTTCCACTTGCCGGTCAGAATTCCCGTCAGCGCGGCCAGGTCGATGCCGAACAGGCGCTTGATGCCCTCGACAATCATTTCGATGAAGCGGTCCACGCCGTCGCCTGCACCCTTGGTGAAGGCCATCGGATTATCGAAGGCCAGCTTGGTGTTTGGGTTGTGGGTCAGTGGTGGCCCGACTTGGCGCCGGTCGAAGACGGCCATTAGACCGGGATCACCTGTATCGCCAGCTGGGCGTCGCGTGGCTGAAAGTTGTAGACGCCGAACAGGCCGTCTGTGTACAAGAACACCGTCAGGATGCGCTTTTGGCCCTGCGGGAATCTGCCGTACACGCCATCGGGGGAGATGGCATCCGAAGGTGTTTGTGGTGTCGAAGCGTGCGGGCTGATATGCAACATCTGCGAGGAGTTGCCGAAGCCGCGGGCCACCAAGATGCCGCCCTTGGGATCGGTGTTCGGCTCGGAAATGCGGACCTCGCAACCGATCTGGAACGGATCAAAGTCAAGGTCAACACCGTTGGTACGCAGGTGCCCCTGCACCCACAGGTTGTATTCCTGCGTCTGTTCGGGAATCTCGCGTGAGCCGATCGGGACCTTGGTGCCCACGGCCAGCGGCACCGACTGAAACGCGGCCTCGGGCATCGTGTACATGCGTGTGGCGAACGGGTTGGGGTCGGCTAGGACGAACTTGCTCTTGGTGGCATCCCAGGTGACGACCTGGCCTCCTGTGGGTGGCAGGGTGTCATCGAAGTCGAGCGCGTCGGCGATGGTGGCGTTATCGCCCTTGGGGCCCTGCGGGGCTGCAATCTCGAAATGCCAGCCAGGGTTGTTGGCGGTGCCGCTGACGGTGATCTTGGACTTGCGGCCCGCCAGCTGCTCGGCCCATGGGATCGACTCAATGGTGGGGGAGATGTTCGGCACGGGCCCGGCCGGACCGGCGGTGCCCATGGCCTTGACCTTGAATCCGGTGCCGTCCCACATGTAGACCTGGTTGCCGATCCACCAGGCCTTGCCGATGTCGTCGGGGGTGTCGGTCAGGGTGTTGGCCAGCTCTTCAAGCTCTTGCAGGCTGTCGATGGGGGAGCCGTATTGCATGCGGACAATGGGCGCCATCTCGCCGTCGTTGCCTTTGGGGCCGACCAGGGCGTCCATGGTGACCACCGCGTCGTCGCCAACCATTTCCATGGTGGCCGTGGTGGCGCCGGGTGTGTCGATGTCGGACACGTCGCCGTAGAAGTGCACATTGGCCAGCCGGGTGCCCAGATACACCCGGTCGCCAAGCTGCGCCTGTACCGGGTCGGCGGGTGCAGTCATAGTGGAGCCTCCGTCTGCTCGTCGTCTTGGAAAGTGATGCGGGTCTTCTGCCGCCAGCCCTCGGGCACGTCATCGACGGGCACACCGCCGAGCTGGCGAATCCAAAAGGCCTTGGCGTTGCCGGACAGGTTTTCGATGTCCTGCGGCGTGGTGGCGGTGTCGATTTCCTCGCGCACGTCATCGGGTGCATTGATGCTCACCCACTCCAAAGCGCCCTCGTGTTGGGCGCCTTCGACACGGCGGCTCTTGATCAGCGCCTCATCCTGGTGAAGCCGGAAGCCGCGCAGCGCAAGGTGATAGGCGATCATCGGCGCCAGATAGGACAGGTCCAAGGTTTTGCCGTCGCGCATGCCGACCGCCACCAACGCGCTGGCTATCTGATGCATGGCCACGTTGGCGTTGTGTAGGTGTTCGGCGGGGGCGTCGGTGACCCGTGGGTCGGTGCCCATGGCCGCGCCTTCGTGAGTGCCGTTGACGTACATTAGAATTCGTCTCCACTTCCCATGAGCATTCCGACGACCGACCAGGCCGCTTGCAGTGTTCGCATCCCCTTGGCGGCGGGATCTTCTTCTTCGCCGTCCATGCCGATTGACAGCCCGTATTGCAGCGGCGTGGTCTCGTCGTAGGCCATCCGAATCGCCGAGCACTGGTCGGCGTGGATGACATCGACCAACTCAAAGCCCAGGCGGTCGCCGAGAGTGAAGTCGTAATGGACCAGCCAGGGGTAGCCGTTGACGACGTTTGTCTTAAAGCTGGTGTAAGGCCGTGTTTTCCAGTGGCCATCGCGTAGCGATTTGATACCGGATACGGTGTATGCCGAGCCTGAGCCCGCTTCCCAGTGTTCAAGGAAAGCGTGTGTGCCCATTTGGAATACACGCTTGATGTCCGTAAACCGTTGGTACGCAAGCAGGCTGTTGTCCAATTGGCCCTGATAGAGCTCTTCCAAGCCCGGAGTGCCGGGAACCTGTGCGGCAAATGGGCCTTGAGATATCAGCGCCGACAGCTCTGATAGGGCGTACTTGATGCCAAATGTCTGGAGCTGGTTAACAATCTGCGGCGACTTGGAACCGGTCATGATGGTGCGGGCCTTGGCCTTGTGCACCGCTCTAACGGCGTCGATGATCGCCGAATGCTCTGTGTCGCGGAAGATCACCTTTGGTGGCGCCGGGGCGACCTTGAGCCACTTGCGAAATAGCGGATCGGTCTTGCCGTCGTGGTCAGCGTCGACCGGAATAATGGTCTCGGTGATCATGTCGTCGGCCAGGGAGCCGAACAGGTTGATCACACCGTCGATGGCGGTGCCGGTGGGGCCGGTGACGCCCGACTTGTCTTCTACGGCAAGGACAACGCAGTTGCGTGTGGGCCGGGTCAAGATGTTGTTGCCGAGCAGTTCGGACAGCTCGGTGTGTGGCGAGTCCTCATCCTCGGTCAGCCAGGTGTAGGCGCGGATGATGCACCCGGCGTCCTTGAGGATCGGATCGAAGACACTGTGCGCGTCGGTCCACCGTGAGGTGACAAAGCTCAGCCGCGACTGGTCCAGGAACGGGTTGACGAAAGCGACCTGCACCGGCCAGTCAAGCGGGCTGATGTTGGTGAGCTTGGTGCCCAGCCACACCGCCGGGTTGGCGATGTTGGTGATGATGTTGAACCCCGGCATGTACTGGCGGGCCAGGTTCACGAACAGTGTGGTGGCGCAGATGGTGCGGGTGTTTCCCGGCAGCAGCCACATCTTCGGCTGCTGGACCTCGGGCGGAAAGAACGGATTTGCGCCTAGGAGAATGTGTTCCAGGTGCTTGCGGTTGTGGATGAGCTGTAGTTCGACCAGGTGGATGCCGTCAGCGGTCCGCTTGATGTTGACCGATTCGACCTTGCCGCCCCAGCGGGTGCGCCACGACCGCTTGGTCGGGTTGGGGTCGATGGTGATGTGCAAGTCCTCTTCGGCGCGCACATCGCGGGTGATGAACTCGGTCAGCCAGTCGTTAGCCAGCAGCGTGATTGAGCCCTGCCCGGCCGCGTGAATCATCTCTTCGGCGTCAAGTTTTTGTTCAGCGGCAACAACGCCGATGAACTTCATGTCCTTGTCCCACAGGCGGATTAGTGGGCGCTGACGGGCCGAGTCGATGATGACCTGGCGCCGCCGATGCATGTAGCGGTACGCCTCACCAGGGCTGCGCACAGGATCGGGCGCAGCCAAAGTTGCCATCTAGAAGGCGGTCTCGTACTTCTGTGGCATGAAAGCGGTCACCTTTGCCTCGGGGTTGGTGTGGTAGACGGCGGTCGTAACCTCCTTCTCACGCGGGATGATGGATGCGAACCGCTGCCCACGGGTGCGGCGCCACGCGGGCAGCCCTTGGTCGCCCAGGTCATGCAGCAGCGGCAGGTAGTCGAGGATTTCGGCCTGGCGTGCGAACCGGTAGAACACGTTGTCTACGGGTTCCTTGCTGGTGGTGAAGGTGCGGGCGGTCGGGTCGGTGTCGACCATGAGAAAGCCATCGCCGCTGTAGATTTCGGGGCAGCGCACCAAGTTCTGTGTGAGGCCGTCCTGTATCCATGCCGTGCCGGTGCCGCTGATGATGAACTTCGGCCAGTCATCGATCTGGCCCTTGTTGACGTATTGGACGTGGGTCAGCCAGGCCTGCATGGGCAGTGCTTCGATGCCGTCAGTCAGGAAGTCCTCAAGGGTGGTGAACAGTGAGCCCTCGCCGCCGACCGTGACCTTGGGTTTGGTGGCGTCGAAGCCAACGGTCTTGGAGCGGAACATCTTTTTGTAGGCGTAGGGGTCCGGGCTGACGACGTTCATCGTCACCTGGCGCATGTTGTTGCCGAACGCCACCGGGTCCTTTTTCATGGTTTCCGGGGTGGCGCCACCGTCTAAAATGACTTTGAGCCAGCGCCATCCGGTCGAGCGGGTGAAGTAGCCCAACCATCCGTGCTGCGTCTTGGACCATGCGCGCTGCCACCTGGCCTCGGTGTTGCGGTAGATGGTCTCGGTCGAAATATTCAGGCGGGCCCGGACATTGGCGTTGGGGTTCAAGATTACGCCGAATGACTGCGTGCGGCGTTTGATGTCGGTGCGCTCCAGCCGTGAGCCGATCAGGTAGGGCCCTTCTGAGAACCGGTGATCGAACGGGACCGACATCGCGCCCATCAGCTCGGACTCCAGCACCGCCCCTTCGCGGCCGCGATGGTTACCGGCAAGGTGCCACTTGCTGCCATCGACACCGATGTACAGCAGGTTGGTTTCCATGTTCTTAAGCTCTTCGGGCAGCCATTCCCAGCGGGTGAATTGCTCCCAGCCGGGGAACTTGACGGCGGCAAATACCGCTCCGGCTAGCTCATTGGCGTTTCCGCCCCAGCGGTAGAAGGGCGGTTGAATCTGGTTGTCGGCCGGGTTCTCGCCCCAATGATCTGGCGCGGTGGCTGATTCGGTCATGCTCCCAGTCCTGCCGGTGCGTAGGTGCGCGTCCGTTCGTTTTGCTTCTTCTGGATGGACGTTTGAACGGCCTGTGGGTCCATGCCCTGATTGCCGTTGAGGTTGATTGAGTTGTCGATGGTGGTCGGGGCCGACATGCCTTGCTGGAAAGCGTTGGTGGCGATATCGCCAATGCCCGCGATAAGGCCACCGGGCCCGCCGCCGGGCATCACATTTTCTGCGGTCACCGTCGATGTCTGGCCCTGCGAGAACAAGCCGGTAAGGCTTGGCAGGCCCATGCTGTTCAACATGCCGCCGCCTTGGCCCGGCCCACCAGCGCCGCCGCCGAGTAGGCCGGTGAACATCTTCACCAGACCCCACTGCCTCGGGTCGGAGAACAGCGAACCGTCGAAACCGAGGCCCTGAAACAAGCCGTCGATCAGCCCTTGGCCGAGGTCACTGCCCGCCGCGCTGCCACCACCGGCCCCACCGCCAAATGGTGAGTTCGCCATGGCGGCGTTGTATTCGTTTTGCGTCGCTGTCAGGTCGTCGGTGGCTTGGGCCTGCTCACGCTTGGCTTTGGCCAGCCGGTATTCGGCGGCGTCGCGCTGCTTCTGCGTGACCTTGCTGGGGTCCTTGGCGTTGAGTTCGTCCAGCGAGGCCTGCGCCTGCTGCACGGCAAAGTCGCGATCAGACACACGGTCCTGCGCCTCGCGGACCCGGCGCGCGCCTGCGGCGCCACCGCCGCGACCGGATGACGAACCACCGCCGAAGAGGCTGCCGCCGCCGGACATCCCGGAGGCCGAGGGTAGCGAAATGCTGCTGGTGGGTAGGCCGACAGCTGCCGCGCCTGCGCCACGGCCCTTGCCGAGCATGACGTGTAGGTGGTCCATGTGGTTCTGCGTCGGCGAACCACGGTCGTTCATGGCCTTGCCGTCTGTGAAGGAACCGCCGTAGCCGTAGCTGGTTTGGCGCCAGATGAATCCGTCAAGGCCGAGTTGTTCGCGGTTCTTGGCCAGGAAGCCTGCGACCTGATTGCCGAGCATCATGCCCTGAGGGGTGTCCCAACCGGGGACCATCACGTCAATGGCGTTGCCGCTGGAGTGCTCGCCGTAGCCGTCCTCGGCGCGGCGCCCGCCGATGTCATCGATCTGCGGCCACTGGCGCATGATCGTGGTGCGCAGGAAGTCGGCGCCAGGGTTGAGGCCCTGGGCGAAGCCAGGGATCATGGCGTGCAGCATTTCGGCCGGTGGCTTCCATCCGGCGTTGAGCGCGGCCAGGATTGGGGCGCCGCCGTTGCGCATGGCCGCCGCTGTCATGACGCCTTCGCCATTGGACAGCCACGCCAAGATGGAGTCGCTGGTGCCGGTGCCCCGTCCGCTGACCTTGCCGCCTCCGGCGTAGCCCGGCGCGTTGCCGATCGGGCCACCGTCTTTGTGACCGAAGATGCCGCCGAGGCCAGGCACCTTGGACAGGAAGCCGCTGGCCTTATCAATGATGCCGTTCAAGCCACCGGCCACTCCGCCGATGACATCGGCCAGCGCTTTGAATCCGCTGATCATGGGCTTGATCACCACGTCAACGATGGGAGTGAGGATCTTGACCAGCCCGGTGAACAGTGGCGCTACCACCTTGATCGCCGCCGCAATGGCGGGAATGGCGGCGGTGCCCAGCTCGGCCAGCGGCGGTAGAAGGGGAATCGCCGTCTTGAGTAGATCGCCCATTGCGCCCAGAAGTGGGGGCAGCAGCGGCGTGACCTGCTGGAGCGCACCTGCGAAGGCGTTGGCGAATGTGCCTGCGACCTCGGCCAGTACGGGTGCCAGCTGGTCGATGACCGGCTTGAGTGCGTTCGCGAGCGCCGATACGACCGGGGCCAGGGCCTTGAATAGCGTCGACAGGGCCGGGGCGAGCGCACCGACCACCGCGCCGACCAGCTGTCCGAGCACAGGCAGGATCGGGGCCGCACCAGCCACCAGGTCGGCGAAGGCCTGCGCCAACGGCGCAATCGCCGGGGCGAGCGCTTGAATGGTTTGGACTACGGCCGGTCCGATGGCGCCCAGCAGGGTCGAGATAGGGCCCGCCAGCGAGGTCACCACGGGGGCAAGGGTCTTCATGACCTCGGCCAGGTTGGTGAACACCGCTTGCAGCGCAGGCGCGGCGGCAGTGCCCAGGCCGGTGAATGCGGGGATGACGGTGCCGAGCAGGCTTTGGCCGACTGTCTTGAGGATCGGCGAGAGAGCGGCAAGGGCTTCCTTGGCTCCAGAGAAGAAGGCGCCCAAATCATCTCGGCCCTCGGCGGAGTTCACGAAGTCGCGCATCGTCTGCGTCACGGTCTGCAACGAAGCCAGGAATCCGCCGCCCACGTCGTTGCCTGCGCGGAACACCCCGCCGATGATCGACCCCAGATTGCCTGTGATATCGGCGAGCTGGCCCATGGCATGAATGCCGGTCTGAATCCACTCAGTCATGCGGCCGCTTTCGCGCGCATTGCTGACGAACCGGGCGAAGGAATTGGCAGCGTTGGTGGCGCCCTGCGCCAGCTGCGGCATGAAGGTGGAGCCGACAGTGCCGATATCCAGCAGAGATTTGACGACCGGTGAAAGGGCCTGCGACAAGGTGTTGAATGCCGTCGCGCTGTTTCCGGTCAGTGTTGCCATATCCGAAACCGATTGCGGTGCTTGCAGAAGCGCCGAAACGCTCTTGAGCGCGCTGTTTGCGCTGCCCGCAATGTCGGCCATGGCGCCTTGCATCATCGGCAGATAGGTGGCGCCCAGGGCCCTCACTTCGGAGGCGAATCCGTCAAAGAATCGGTCCTGTACCGCGTTTTTCAAGTCCTTGAGCTGCGGCAGCATGGACTGGATAGCGGTCGCGGTCTCGCGGGCGTTCGGTGACAGGTCTGCGATAGCCTTCGCGAACTTTTCGGGGTCGCCAATGTCCTTCATGGCGTCGCCGAAGCCGAGGGTGGCGACCTTGAGCGCGCCGATAGCTGTCGCTGCGCCGCCAGCGGTGGCCGGCAAAAGTCCAAACGCGCCGCTAGCGGACATGATGGCGCCGGTAAGGGCTGTCAGTCCACCAGCGGCGCCTGTGATAGCTAGACCGCCCAGGGCGCCTGCCATCGCCCCGCCGAGGGTCTTGGAAATGAAGGACGCGGCCCCGGTGATCTGCTTGCGGTCGATGTCGATCTTGTAGGGCCGCGCCTTGCTCAGTTCGCGGTCCAGCCGCTTGATTTGCAGGCGCGCCTTGCCGGTGTCGGCGTCAATGTCGACCGTCAGGTCAATGCCGTCGACGGCGCGACGGGTCTCGCGTACCAGTCGGGAGGTGTCGGGCACGATCGAAACCCAAAGGGCCATTAGCTCATTGCTCATCGCTAACTCCCTTCTGTCGTTTCCATCGGGCCCGTGCCTCACGCCACATGGATGTGAATGCGGCCATCGGGACGACCTGTTGTGTGCGGCCTCCGAGAGCTGCCGTCAGCGCGTTGGCGCGCTCACGCACGCCGGGGCGTGGGATCTGTTTCGGCCGGTTCCGTGGCGGCTTGCGCTGCGCATCTTTGGTGTGCAGCCACAGCCAGTCGTTGAGGCGCTCAAGGATTCCGGCGAGAAGATGTGAGTCGAGCGGCCACCCCTCGGCCAGCTCGTAATGAATGGCGGTCCCCGGTGGTGAGGCCACGGTGAACGCATGCAAGTCTTCCCAGCTGCACGCCGGGCGGTCGAAACTCAGCCCGGCGTGCAACAGGTCTAGGCGGAAAGCCGCCTCGTGCTTGCGTGCGAAGTCACGGACCTCGCCAATCAGTTTGGGAGTTTGGCCCCTGACCAGAACGTCAGCAGGCCCCTGATATCAGCCAGCTTGCCGCCGCCACGGAAGGCCGCGGTGATCGCCGCGATACCTTCGCCGTAGTCGACAGCGTGATCGCGCATGGCCTGACGGAAGAGCTTGATCAGCATCACGTGATCGGGAATGTCCTCCAGCAGATCGGCGAAGATGTCGCCCGCGTCCGGCGTCGGGAACGGCGGCAGCGCCACCACCGTGCCCGAAGGGTCGTCGTAGCGTTTCAGCTCGGTGCCCTCGACGTAGATAGGCGCCCAATCGAAGTCAGCATCGCCCGGCTTCGGTTCCGGCTTCGCGGGGGTCTCGGTGCTCTGCTCGCCCTCGGCTATGTCGAGGTTGTCCTCGTACTCACGGGCATCGTCATCGTCAACTTCGACAGCGGGGACGGTCTTTTTTGCGGTTGCCTTGGTGGCCATGTGATTGTTCCTTTGCAGGTGAGTTGCCTTGGAGTGCCTTGGGTCCCGCCCGCCTGTCCCAAGGCAAAACGGACGGGCGGGACAGCGTGGTGAATCGGTGGGCGGCTGGTTTTCGCCTCTCCTAAGCCCCGTCGCCGCTTAGCTCGGGGTCAGGCTCCGGCTCCGGTTCCGGGTCAGGTTCCGGGGCCGGGGGAGGCGCTAAGGGGTTCCACCACCGCCTGCGGGCAGAGGCACAACCTGGCCGTCGTCCAGGTAGATGTAGGCGTTGTTGCCCTGTGAATCGGGTAGCAGCTTGAGCGTCAGGTCATGGCCCGACAACTCGCTGTGCGCGGTCTTGAAGTCACCCTTCTCGGACACCTGGGCCAGCGGTGCGACCCACCGCATCGCCTTGAGACCTTCGGAGCCATCGGAGTAGAAGCTGTCAATCCAGACAGTCTTTTTCGGCAGCATCAGCTTGTTGACCTTGATGGCCAGCCAGTTGCCATGCGCCTGCGTCGCCTGCGTGTAGGCCACGTTGTCGTCGCCGTACGCCAGCTTGGCAATCTCTCGATTCATGATCTGTAGCAGCACCATCTGCCACGACACCGAGAACGATTCCTGTAGGAACGCAACGATATCGCCGCCCCAGGCGGCAATCTCATTGATCGATCGATCTTCGGTGCCGGTCACGCCGTCTTCAGAGACGAAGCCGACATTTTTCAGGTCAGGACTGTGCTCGGTGGCGGGGATAAAGATGTCATCAGCCGGGGGCAGGGCAATGCCTGGCTTACCGATGAATACACCGCCAGTGATTCCTGGCGCGGTCGGCGAGCCGGAGAACAGTTCTTTGATATCGCCCGCTGCGCCACCGGGGCCAGCGACAATGGGTCCGGTCATGGTGAATACACCTCTCTGCCCAACGCGGGCAATGGGATTGGTAAAGATGCCTTGAGACTCAGTGCTTGGCTCTGATGAGCCATTCGAGGACGACTTGATAGCGGACGTGCGTCTTGACGTCCGGGTCGTCCAGATCGGTTGGGCCACCGAGCTTTTTGGCCCTAGCCACGTAGGGGTAGCCGTCGAACAGGAAGCCAACGGCTGCCTTGCCCAGTGCTGCCACCAGGTTCGCGGTCGCAGCGCATCGAGGGCCGTCGATGTCGTAGAGCTGGGCGACTACCTGCGCCCGCGTGGCGATAAGCGATTCGTCGGGCCCGCCGTTGGAATAGACGCGCATGAACCGATCGGGGCGATTCTTGGCCGGTACTTTCTTGCCGACGTGCTGCGTATGGCCCTGTGCGGCAAGAGTGTTGGCGAAATAGGTGACGGCGAGCTGATCAACGTCCGGGTGGACGATGAGCGTCATCGGCGTGCGGCTGCCCGCAGAAGCGAGGATGTGCGGCGCTCGTGCCCCATGGCGCGACCGGTCGCGGTCACCACCGAGACGCGGGCGCGGTTCTTGCCGACGTGCAGGTCTGCGGTGTAGCTTGGCCCGTCATCGACGGGGCCGTTCTGTGCCACGTCAGCGGTCACTTGGTGATCCAGGTTGGCATCTTGGGCGACAACCTCGCCGACCTCAAGCAGCTTGGCCTGCACCGCCGCCGACTTGCGCAGATCGCGGAAGGCGCGTTTATTCACGCGGACCTTGGTAACGGTCATCCCTACCCCTACCCTTCAACTCTGCGTAGGTTGACGACAGCGCCGAAGTGCTTGCCGAATGGATTGAATTCGGTGGACTCGGGATAGCCGACGCATTCAAAGACGTTGCCCGCCAATGTCACCCGATCACGTGGGCCGTAGACCTGGCCGGGTGGCACGAGCAGGACCACGTCAACAATGACGCGATCTTGGCCGACCAACTTCGGCTCATTCGACATCGCCGGGCCAGCGCCATACACAGACCGTGCGGTCGCGGGTGCCCACTTGTCGATCGGATCGCCATGTGCGTTCAGGGCGTCAGGAATGAAGGCCTCGTGCGCGACGACGAACGGCGTGGGAAAGCTCGGCGCGGTCATCGACCCGAGATATCAACAGAGAAGGCCTTACCCGACACAGCCCAGCGGTGCAGGGCGAGTTTGTCGGCCTTGGTGAGCCACACGCCGCCGTTGGCGGCGTCGGCATTGAGAGTTACGGTCTGTGAGAAGACGTGCGCTGCATTGGTGATGGCAGTGGCCGAGTCACTTCGGCCAGTCAGGGCGCGCGCCGCCACTCGTGAGGTCACGATGCGCACCCTGTCCGGTACCGGGTCGAACGCGCGGTCACCGCAGTAGGCAGAAACCAGGGCAGAGGCCTCATCAAGCACACCCGGCAGCCACTCAACCTCGTCAGCGGTCAGGTCGCGGCGCAACCGCGCCTCAACGTCGGCCTGGTCAGCGAGCGCGGCCACTTGAGCGCTTCCGGGTCCGGCTCGTAGCCGGACGGGGTGCAACCGGCTCGGGTGCCTCGGCTGCCGCTTCGGCGGGCTCGGGCTGCGCCTCTGTCACTGCTTCGGCTGTCACGTCAGTGTCATCGGTTGGCGCCCCGGTGGGCTCCGGGTCTGCGGTGTCGACCTCGCCGTCTTCGATTAGGTGAGCGCCCACCACCTCACCCGGTGGGACGGGATCGCCTGCGGACAGGCGCGCCCCACCGGGCAGGTAGATGACACCGACCAAATCGGATCGGATCGAAGGCACTACAGCACCTTCGCGGCCATGGACAGGTTGGCGTTGGCCAACACCGGCAGGCCGATGGCGGCGCCGTGAACCCACACACCGATCGGGTCGCGGGTCTTGAAAGCGCCCATCGCGATGCCGGGGCGGTCAACCTCGGCAATCTCGTAATCCGGCTCGGAGGCCTCCAGGGTGGTGCCCCAGACGGTCGCACCGAGGTCGGTGCCGTCCTCTGCATACGCATCGACCGGCGCGGGCAGCAGGTACAGCTTGTCCTCCGGCAGGATGCGGACAGTCTGGCCCGCCACCTTGGCGCGGCGGTCGAACACCGCGATCGGGGGAAGGCCGTACGCGGACAAGGTGGCCTGTACAAAGTCTTCGGTCACCATTCCCGGCGCGGTAGCCGAGTTGGTGGCCAAGGCCTTCATCTCGGCAGACAGCATGAGCGCGTTGAGCACCCGGCGCGAAGTCAGGATGACGCCCGGCTCGTCGCCGTTCTCTTCGACGTAGGCATCACGCCACAGCCGAAGGTCGGTCAGCGGCTTGGAGGCCGGATCGGACCACAGGGTTGCGGCGGTGACAGCGAAGGCAGCGCCGCGACCGAAGTCGGCAGTGGCGATGAAGCCGTTCTCATTGATTGCGGCCTTGCCGCTGTCAATGACCTTGCCGCGCATCACTTCCAGCTTGTCGCTGATGGCGTAGGCGAGGCGCTTAGCCTCTTTGAGCACCGTCGACAGCACCGTGTCGGAGTCGACGTTGCCACGCAGGCGCAGCTGGTCGTATTCGGACACGCGCACCTTGCGGCCCAGCGGGGGCAGCTCGATGGTGACGCGCTCAGCGCCGGGAGTCTCCCCGATGCTGACCTCTGCGTCATACGAGCGGTACTCGGCCGCGTCCAGAAGGCCGTTATCGCCCTTGACGAAGCGAGCAACGATGTCCGGCACGGTGCGGTTCGGCAGGAACGCGGCAAGAGAACCCTTGCGGCGTTCGCGGTCGGCCAGCGCTTCGCGGGCATACCCGGTCAGTGCGGCCGGGGTGATGACATCAGTCCACAGAGTCATTGTTCAGCCCTTCCTTAGACGAAAACGAACAGGCCAGTGGTGTCCGCGTCAGCGGCGACCGTGGCGGGGAGCTTGGACAGGATCACGCGGCCGTGGTCGAGCAGCGGGGCAACGATGTCGCCGCCGCCATCGCGGACCGACTGGTCGGTGAACAGGAAACCGGCAAGTACGCCAGCACCATTGGCGCCGCCAGCGGCGTACGGCACATAGGTGTCGCCCACCTTGGCCAGCGGCAGGCCGGACTTGAGCCGACCGTCCGGGTAGTGGGTTTCCTTGACCAGGGCTTCGCGGTCGATGGTGACGGTCCGGCATGCGTCGGTACCGTGCTTGGAACCAAGCCAGGACTGGTTACCTGCACCAAAGGTCTCAGTGCGAACAGTGAGATCCATTTTTCCTCCTAATGGGAGTGGGGATAGCGCAGGCGAGTCCTGTGCTACGCGTTGGGTTTCGGGTGTGACTTCGTGTACAGCTCTGCGCCAGCGGACACCGAGGACGGCTTGGCGCTCTTGCCGCCAGGGGGTTGGCCCTGGTGCTGATTGGGCGCCGGGGGCCGTGGACCGCCATCGGCGGTAGCCACAAAGGGCTTGAGTTCGTTGATTTCGGCGTCAAGCTCGGCGTCGGTGGTCCCGACCAGCTTCTTGGCAAGCGCCAGCGGCAGCCCCTTGTCGACGCCGTACTGTGTACGCTCAGCCGCCGCAGCCTTCGCCTCGGCCTTGGTGCGGGCCTCGGCCTCGGCAGCCAATTTGGTTTGCAGATCAGCGATTTGATCCTGAACCTTGTCAGCGTCCGTCTTGTCGCGATCCTTGATCGCTTGCAGCTCGGTATGGCTGGACTTGAGTACATCCAGGTCGCCGTATTTGTTGGCGACCTCGGCGCGCTCACGGGTCAGGCGCTCACCGATGATGCGCTCCACATCGGCCTGAGTGAACTTGGCGTCACCAGCTCCCTTGTCGCCGTTGTCCTGGTCGTGATCGGACGAGGCCCCAGCCACGGGCCAGATCGGGCCGCGCTTGCCAATGGCAAGTGCAGTCAATCCAGTTCGGGGATGGGTCGGCAGAACTGTAGTCATGAAAATCTCCGTAGCTCGTCAGCATTACCCGGCCGATTTGACGCTGGCCGTCCGCGCTCACGCCCCGCTATGGGGTGGAGGTCTGTTCGCGCTGTTGCGCATCCATTTGGCGCAGTACCGCTTTGAAGTCGATGGCGCCGTACTTGCCTTTGGTTTGGCCCGCCTCGCGAGTGGCGGTCACCGCTGCGGCGTATTGCTTATCCCACTGCTCGACGTATGACGGCGGCTCGTAGGAACCGCCTGGGCGCACCGCCACCGCGATGCAGTGGCACCAGTCGTGATACTTATCGCCGTACTGCTGCGAGCCGCGCAGCGCACCGACACGGGCATCGCCGACCTGCCGTCCGCGCTTGCCAGCCTCGCGCGCCGAGCGGAACGTAGAGCGTCGGGCCAGGGCTTCGTCGCGGGTCATCTGTCCGGCCGCGATGGCGCGCCGGTCCGATGTCTCCAAGTTCACGCTGCGACCAGTGACCCCCAGGGCCGACGCCTCGGACGTGTACACCGCGCCGCGTGTGGCGAGCATCTTGCAGAAGTTGCACGCGTTCGCCGAGGCGTAGCGGGCCCACCGGGCGCCGGGCTCGCGCTCCACATTGTCAGAGATGGTGCGCCGCGACTGATCGAACACCGAGCGCGTCGCCGAGCCCTGTAAAGCCTCAACAGGCTTGCCCTGCGTCAGTGACCAGCGTCCCGAAATGGCTAGCGTCTCAACATCGAGCAGGGGAGCGGCCACCGTTTCAAACGCGGGCGCTGACGGCGCCACGACCACCGGCTGAGCTTCGTACCAGGCCTGCGTCAAGTCATTGGACGCGGCCAGGTACGGCGTCACCACTTCCGGGTAGGCGGCGGTGATATACGCCATCTGCTCCACCGGCTGCATTCCGGCGATGCGGGCCAGTAGGTCAGCGATTTCGCCGCCCAGCTCGACGGTGAGCCGAGTCAGGAGTAGCTGAAACTCAGCTGCCTCGGTTGGCATCCACCAACTCCGGCGTCACGCCCTGCGGCGGTGGGGGAACCTCTTGCACAGGCGAATTCGACAACCGGTCGACCAGCTTGGTGACCGTGTTCTGTCGGCGTTCCTGCCCCATGATCTTCTGGTCTGCCTCGGAAATACCGACCTCGCGGTACGTGACCTTGGAATTGGGCTCCAGGACATCGGATGCGATCAGCTTGGAAACCCGGTCGGCGTCCGATGCGGGTGTGGGCGTGGCAGGGTTGAGCCAGTTCGGTGCGACGCCGCTGACAGCGGCCATCGTCGCCTGCGGGTCACGATGCTTGACGATCAGGTAAGCCACCTGGCGCCATGCCCGCGACCACATACGCTGGCGCAGCAAGGCGCGCTTGACTAGCCGCGACTCCAGCACGCGCACCGCGTCAGCAGACGGCGGGTTGTCGGTGGCGAAGCCAAGGTAGTTCCATGGGATCGCAGACTCAGCCGAGACGTGTTGTAGGTAGTGCTTGATCTGCTCGATATACGGCGTCGGCGGCGCCGGAGTGAACTGGCCGACCTGCGGCATCGGGTCGCCTTGCTCTGGCGGCGGAATGAAGTTCATCCGCGACATGGCCACGTTCCACTGCTTGACCAGCTTCTCGCCCGCCGGGGTGTTCTCGTCAATGCCGAACTGGGCCGGGTCAACTCCGAGGCCGTACCGCTGTGGCGCGGTGTAGAACTCGCGGTTGATTTCCATGCCGAGCAACGTGCGGCCGATAGCCTCGGTCGCATACCGCACAGGCGGGGTTATCTCAGAGCGGCCCCGAATATCGGAGGGGCGTTCACGGTTCGGGAACTGGACAATAGGCACCACGCCGAGGTTGTGGTCATCGCGCTGAACCTCGGTGACGCGGCTATCGCCGCCGCGCGGCAACGTCACCGTTGCCTGCGGGGTGTACAGCACTTCGGTAGTCACGGCGGCGGTCAGTGGGTCACGGCGCTGGATCAGGCCAGCAGCCTCGATACGGCGCCGGGAATCCCACAGCACAGTCGTTTCCATAGGGGACTCAGCACCGACCACCACAGCGGGCTCATTCAGCTCTTGATCGCCGGTACCGACACTGACAAAGCCCATGCCGCAGATCAGCGAATCGACCGCCTGCCGGGCCTGCTCAACCTCAAGGGCGTTGTCCCGGTATGCCTCATCCAAGACGGTGCTGTCGCCGTCGAGCACCGACCAGCCGTCCCACTCGACGCGCTCAGCGAGCACGTCGACCACAATGCCGGGCGTGCCGACAAACACCTCAAGGTCAGCAAGGTGCGGCGGCACCGCGATATCCAGATTGCGCGCCTTGTGCTTGCCCTCGTACAGCGTGTACTTCTTCTCGTTGGCGCGGCGAGCCTGAGCCAACTGGCTGCGCAGCCGTCCGAGGTACTGGACTTCCTGACCGGACAACTCGCCGGTGTCCATGAAGCGGGCCAGGTCTGCGGGCGGTGCAACCATCTAGTACACCGCCTTTCTGGTGGTCCGTTTCCGAGGTCCGTTAGTGGTTGCGCCAAGTAGCGCAAGGCTTCCCGACACCAGAGGCGCAATGTTCACGGCGTCGTCCGATCGGTCCCAGCCGAAGCCGCCTGCGTCGCGGATGGGCCGCTTCTGGGCCCCGGCGACTGCCTTGGTGAGTGCTTCCTGACCGCTATGGGTCAGCAGTGGTAGGCCGTCGTCCAAAAGTTCGGAGTCGATAGCATCCATCCAGGCGCCGCAGGCTTTGGCCATGTCCTGCGCTGTGGTTTGGCGAGCCCGGCACCGCCTGGCCAGCAGATCGGGCAGTAGCGCCGACGCGGGCGAAGCTGAATCGATCAGGATGTCAATGCGTTTCGATGTGTCGGCCAACCATTTTTTGCCGGCCGAGATGTCGAAGCCGCTCCACACCTCTTCGACGTGGACGCGCCCGCCTTCGAGCGCCCACGCTGCCGAAATGGACAGCTCGCGCCCATGTGACATGTCGACACCGATCGCCGAGGGCGTCGCATCGCTGTCTGGGCCAATGTCGATCGCCGAGGCCCACAGGCGCTTTGAAATGATGCGCTTGGTCCTGACGATCTTGTCCCAGATGCCGAGACCTTCCCGAAGGAATGAGGCCTCGCCCAGGATTTTGCGCATGCGGCGTACCGCCCGCTCGCTGACGCGGTTCGGGAACGCTGGAATGGCCTTGCGCCACTGAGTCTTGTCACTCGGGTCGCATCCACGGTCCGCCGAGAACTCGACGTATAGCGACTCACGCGGCACATCGTCGTCATCGTCATCGAGCCCGGCATAGTCTTCGTCGTCGGCCTCGATACCAGCGTCGAGACGCTGAGTGGTGAAAAACTCGCTCGGGTCCTCCGGCTTGGGCGGTGTGCCCATCGTCAAAATAAGCGGGTTCTTCGCAACGTTCGTAGATGGCGTCATGTCATCGAGCGCCTTCGACGTAAGGATCTGTGCCTCATCGAAAATCAGCACGCCGATGTTCGGGAAGCCGCGACCAAAGCCGCGCTCGCGGGCGCCGAACATGATCACCGAACCATTGGTGAACAGGATCTTTTCGTCACCCGAGCCGCTGTAAATCCGCTTGATGTACGGCTTTACGCTCGGCATGTCGGCCAAGCCCTGCATCGACTCGAAAGTCTCGCGCGCCGTCTTGAACAGGTGCGCGGTCCAGATGCACCGCAGGCCGGGGTATTTGATGCACAGCGCGAACACAATGGCGCCGATCAGGTAGGTCTTACCTGACTGGCGCGGTATCGAGATGGCCGTCGTATCCGAGGCGTACAGGCCGTCCGGCCGCTTCGCCAAGATCAGGCGACCCAAGTCGTCCTGCCAGTCATCGAATTCGATGCCCAGCACGCGGCATATCTCGCAGATCGATGGCCATTCGGTAGTGACCATGTTCTCTGGCGGCACCACATAGCGGGCCTTGGCGTACAGCGCCGGGGCCTCGACGTTCGTATCGTCGGGCACCTTCACCGCGTGCGCGATCGGGTCCGTTTCACCCGACAGCTGATCCAAGATGGCGATGTCTTCGGCGATATCCAGCAGACGCCGCGACAGCGCCGCCAAGTCGCGAATCGGGGTGTCAGCACGGTCGACGGCACTCGCCACCCGCACGCGCATCTTGCCCAGAAGCTCGCGGCGTTCCTTGCGTGACTCGGGGCCGTCGTCAAGGTCGCGCAGAATCTCCAGTAGCCGCTGCGACAGCGACGCCAGCTCGCGGGTATTGGTCTCCGGGTCAAGCACAACCGGCGAAAGGCGGTCGCGCATCGACTCCAGCAGGTCGGTCTGGTCACCCTCGCGAGCGGCCAGCATCACCGACATTGGTCGGCTATCCCTCGACCCAGCGAATCGACGGCTCGCCGCCAGCGATAGTCACCTCGGCGATACGCGCGCCATAGCCCCGATTGCGATACCGGGTCCGCTGAGCCTTGGCAGCGGCGAACGTGTTGTACGACCGGCACGCTGGCTTGTGCCGATAGCTGCCGGTGTAGCTGCCCGTATCCAGGCCGTCGTCAGCGCGGAACTTGAGCACCAAAAACAGCCCGTCACCCTGGGCATTCGCGTACATCAGCATCGCCATTTCGTCGTTAGTAACCGCACCGGGGTTTGGTGGAAAATGTGGTATGTAAATGCCCGCCTATGCCACGAGGGGCGACTAAGCGGCGGGGGAGGGGGAATCCCCTGGTAAGAGGCTTGCGCGACACAGCCAGCGTCAGCGGCAAGGCCTGTGACCCGTGAAAATACTCGAGGCCAGCAAACAGTGCATCATTTTTCAGCTACCACCACTTGCGTTCGGTGACGAAGTTGGCGCCGATGTCTTCGGGCAGCTTGTCGCTTTTGTCCCGGTTGCACTGTCGGTGCGATGGCACCTTGTTGTCCAGTGTGTCCGTGCCGCCCTTGGACAAGGGGATGAGGTGGTCAACCTGATAGCTCAGTGGCTCAAGGTGATTGGCCTCGTAGTCGATGGACTCGCCGCAGTGATGGCACGGTGGCCGTCCACGGGCGAGGTAGCGCCTGTGCTTGTCACGTAGCGTGGTACTGCGCCGCACTGTCATTGCGGTACAGCCACACTCACGTTGCCGCTGGCGTCGACGGTGAATCTGTAGCCGAGCTGCGCCACCACGGCGCGCAAGATCTTGTTGAGCCGGTCCGCTTCTCGTAGCGCCTGCTCCGCCTTCCCGAGTGCGTCATAGGCGGTTGAACTAGCCAGCTCCGCAGGTGTGGCGGGACAGTGATCCATAGTTAGCGCCAGGGCCTTCTGAGCCATCGAGTGATGACAACGCGAATCTTGGTGTGCCAAGGCATGTACTGGCGCAGGTCTATTGTGCCGATCGGCTGACTGTCGAATAGCAGCGTGATTACGTGCGGCTGGCGCATCTCGGTCGTAATACCGAAATTGCGGCTGCCGTAGGGCGCCATCAGTGTGCCCTTTCCAGGGCCTCGGTGATGCGGTCTATTTCGTCGTTGGCCCAGTCTTGGCCAGCGGTGTCGTCTTCGATGATTGCCTGTGCCCGTATGCGTTCTGCGTCGCGCAGTGCTCGCATCAGGCCAGCGCTCATCTGCGGGCGAGTGCCCTTGTTGCGTGCTCAGCCTTGGCGACATCGAGCAGCCGGTAGAGCTTGCGGCCGCGATCGTCTATGCCGCACTGGGGAAGCCGGGTCTTGCACTTGGCGGGGCCGTAGCCGCGCGAAGCCCATTGGCGCACAGTGACGGATCGGACACCGCAGATGGTGGCCGCTTCTTCGGCAGTGACGAGGGATTCGGCGCCATCCGGCACGAGTACCGCAGTCATGAACTCCCCTGAAATGCGAAAACCCCTCCGCGCGGGCGAAGGGGTCCGGTGTTTGGGTATAGCTCTGTCAGTCGCACCCATAGTACATGTAACACTTGGGTTCTCGCATCCCTGTCTTAGTATGGCGTGTCATAACGCAGCTCCCACGGTTTGCGTGCCGTGACAACACCGACCGCTGCAAGGGCTGCATAACGGTCCATGGCGATGCGAGTGGCTGTCATGGCGATCTGCAAGCTATAAAGCAACCGTCGCGCTGGAAACGCCACCTCCACGGCGAGATAGCGGTCGTCATTGGTGGGCTGGGGCTCGGTGGCGTGTCTGGCTGGCCAATGCAAGCCGTGCGCGAGTCCGCTGAGTAGCCTCCACTCCGCGACAACCATGAATCCTGTCTGGCACCCACCTAAGACGGTAGAAGGGATGTGATCGGCTCCGAGTCGCACAATGTCGGAATCCGGTCCCTTGTCCTTGATTTGGTCGTTGACGCCCAGGCGTTCCGCGTCGGAAATTACGCCATCTCGGCGTGCATTCAGTGTGTTTACTATCGCATCCTTTGTGGCCTGAGGACTAGACGAGTTGTGCACCGCATCTCTGATGTATGTGAGTTCAGATTTGCATTGAGAAAATGCAATCTTTAACGCTCGCGTGCGGCGGGTAACTGGGTCATCGTCCAGCATCCACAACGAAGTGGTTGCCGACGTGATCGCAGAACGTATCAATGTCGGGTGCCCGGCACCTCTGACATACTTCAAGTCCCGCAGTGACGTGCAGGCGACATAGAGTGAATCAAGGGCGCACTTGACCGGGTTCACTACCAGTTCGCTCATAAGCATGACTGTCAGCTCATTGTCATGACGACCGATCTCTGAATCCTCAGCAGCGATGTCATGCGCTTCGATCCACCGCATATGGTCCTTCAGCACATTGGCGCATAACGCTGCTACGCGCAGCTCAGTATCGTCCAACATAGTCAGAGAATAAGGGAGTTTCGATGCGCCACATGCGAATCTCGACTATCCCTTGGCGACAAGCTCTTCGAGCACGATCGATGTCCACAGCGGATAGTGCTCGCTGCGGATCTGCGTCTGGCAATTGCCGCACTCAATCCAGTCGCGCTGCACGTCGATGTAGCGCGTCAGGGTCCGCATGTCGCAGTCTGGGCACGGTGTCGGCAGGGCGATACGTGGCCGCGTCAGGCCGAGCTGGCTGCGGACTTTCGAGTGCAGCCCATGCCATTCGGCGATGATGTCCGGCGCCCATTCCTGGCGGCACAGCTTGTCGATGCGCACCGACAGGTAGGTGTGTGCGGCGATGACGGCGGCGCGCTCACTGGGGTAGTCCTCGCCAGGGGCCTCGTGCCCCTGCTCGGCCAGTGTGCTTGCGAGGTTGTCATGTGCTGCCCGTAGGCATATGGCGATCTTCGTGAGCATGTCCGAAGCCCATTCGGCCGGGTGGCCGTAGTCCTTGACCTTGGCGCCGCGCATCTTGTCGCCCTTGTTTGGTGCCGGGAGCTGGTGCAGCTGAACCCAATCGAGCACAACACGCTCCAGTGCGGTGGCGACGCGGCGCTGGCAGCTGCGGCACATGCCGTCCGGCGTGTGTGCTGGCTTGCCGTTGTCGCGCTTGCAATCCGGGTGCGCGCACAGCTCAATGGCGCTGCCCTTGGCGATGGTGGTCATGTCATGCAATCCCTTCGGCTCGTGCTCGGATCTGTGTCACGGTGTCGTAGATGGCTTTCCGGACGGCCATTTCGTCGGTTCCGATCACCTTGACGAATCGGTCGGTGGCTTCGACCACGGTGGCCTTGCCGGGGTGGGCGCCTTCGTATGTCCAGCCGTCGATGTCGTAGACCTGCTCAAAGGCGCCAACGGGCGTCCACTCGTAGCCGTAGAGTAGGACTTCACTCTGCACCCACTGGCGGGCCAGGGTGTCCGTCTGCTCGTCTGTCTCCCACTCCGTGACCTGGGCATCACCGCCGTAGTAGGCGGTGTTATTCCATGCGGCGGCAAGCTTTTCGGCCCGTTCCTTGTCGGTGAGTACCCGTTGAATCTGGTAGTCCGAATAGCTGCCGGTGGTGACGATATAGACCTTCATCGGTCGACTCGCATGGACTCGATGACCCGCACAGTGTCATCAGCGCTGTCCGGCCTGAAGCTGAACTCGATGGATTGTGTTCCGTCGCCGTGGGTGTGGGTGCTGATGGATCGCACCTCACCGGTCAGGACGACGTTGTTGACCAACAGGGTGCGTCGGGTGATAGGCGGGGCGATGGGTGGCGGAGGTAGCGCGTCTATGGCGGCGTACAGCTTGGCCGCTTCGTCAGATTCGAGCCGTATGGGGCCCGATGATGCAGCGAGTAGCGCCGAGGCGTCGCGGATGGTGGTGATCGCATCGGCCAGCCTTCGGTCCCGTAGGCCTGCCCAGTGCGCCTCGGCGCATGCCTGGCCGTTGGGATGCTCCAGCCCTATTGGGCACCAACCGCCTTGATCGTCCTCCCTGTACCAAACGAGACCACCAGCGTTGGCGTACCGCCATTGACCTTCGATGGTGCCCTTAAGGAAGAATCCGGCGCTGCTGTCCCACGTGATCGCGCTCATGCCGACACCTCGGCGGCTGCCGGGGCCTTGTCCTCGGTGCGAGCCACAGGGAGCGGCGGCAGCTCGATGGTGAGAACTCGCCGCGCCGGAGGATCTGCCAGGTAGTCGATGGCCCGTCGCAGTGCTTCGGGTCCGTACCGGCCAATGACGACGTGGTTGCATGTCGTGCACAGCAGGCCGCGCACTGCTTCGCGTGTGTTCCCGAGCTTGTGGTCATGGTCGACGGCTAGCCGCTTCGTGATGCCCTTGGCCCGTCCGCAGATGGCGCAGGCACCGCCCTGCACGGCCAGAATCGCTTCGTATTCGGTCTCCGTGATGCCGTAGGTGTTCTCGACCATCCGGCCATGGTTCTTGCGGCGGACGGCCTTCTGGCGGGCCCTGCGGTGCGTTTCGCAGCGGGGGCCGGGCCACGGGGCAGGCCGCAGTGTCTCGACGCCCTCGGCAAGGCAGTCCTTGCATTTGGGCTTCGGCTTGGACTTCGTGGTGGTCATCTCAATCCTCTCGGTTGTGGCTGTTAACTGATTTCTGGGCTTTGCAGGGGTGGAGGTGGTGGAGGCGCCTCCACCCTGTCGACGCCCCTCCGATTCGTCTGACCTGGGCGGGGGCCTACACACGTGAATGAGTGTTATATGCATGTTTATATATATGACCAGTTAGAGACGTTTATTAGGGTGACCTTGGCGGGGGCAAGTGGAGGCGGTGGGGGCAGTGATGTGGTGGAGGCGCCTCCACCACCTCCGGTGTTTGCTGGAGTCATGACCAGGCCCACCGATCAGCACGACCATTGGCGGCGATGACATGGGCCTTGCTGTCGTGCTGTAGGAACACGAGCGCCTGCTCGGTGAAGGGCTGTAGCCGCTTGGTGAGCTTGTGGCGTATCTCGCGGGCGGTGTAGCCGTCATCCCCGGCCTTCTCCAGCAGCTCGGACACCTTCGCGATGCACCGAGCCATCAGGGCCCCGTCTTCGACCGCCTTCTCGATGTCAGCCGCCGACTTGGCCACACCTTGCAGGCGCCCTTTCTGGCGCGCCTCTTCGGCTTCGGAAGCCGCCAGCTGATCGAGCACCCATTGGCGCACCGCGTCGGACACCGCCGCCGCGACCCCGGACAGGCGCCAGTCCTCCGAATCCATCGCCGACCGGCCGTCCAGGATGGCCAAGGCGTAGGCGAACTTCTCGCGGGCGAACAGGGCATGCGAATTGAGTGCCGCTGTCTCACCGCGCGCCTGGGAGGCCCGCGTGGTCACAATCAGGCCCTCGCACTCCGATGGCACCCGCAGGGTGGCCGGATACTGCCAGTCCGTCACCGGGGGCAGATACAGGGCGCCGTTGAATGTGGGCCGCACCGCCGCGATCCGAGGATCGGTCGCCGGGAACCACATAAACCGCTGCGGTGTCCCGCCATCGGCGTCGGCGAACATGGCGCGCGTCCGGCCCGGCTGGGCGGCGCACACCAGCGTCATCCGATACGAGTGCGCCGGAAGCACCGGCAGCCGATTGCCTTTCCGGTACGCGAAGCCCAGCGAGCCGCCCGTGAACGCTGACCGCAGGATCGGCATCACCGTCGAACCGCTGCGCCCGGCCACCGCCGAATACGAGTCAATCTCATCGACAGAGAACAGAATCGAGCGGTGGCCCGCCGCCGGGTCCTTGACCGTGCCGTCGTCGTTGCGATCGCCGAAGGCCTCGATAAGGCCTTCGCCGCTGCCCAGGTTCAGCGTCTTGACCTGATGCGGTATCAGCTCTTCGGCGATTTCCATCGCCGTTGACTTGCCGCCGCCGGATTCAGCGGCCAGCATCGCGAACCAGTTCAGGGAGCCGCCCTTGGAGCCGATGATGGCGGGCAGCTTGATGTGTGGATCGACCAGCGCCAGAGCCCGTGCCGCGCAGCAGGCCAGTACCGCCCACGGTGAACACATGCCGGCAAGGGCAGCGGTATACACCGTGCTCAGCGACGTGCGGGACTGCCAAAAGTCGCCTTCGTAGTCGCGTACGTCAATCCGCGGTGGCTCGGTCGGAGGCGGCACGTCGACCGGCGCCGCCGCCGTCGCATAGTTGGTGTTCTCGGCGTACCGGGGCTGCTGCTTACCGGACTCCAAGCCGCTGCGGATGGTGCGCTCAATCTCGCGGTCCGTCATCGGTGTTCCCGCCGTCGACCGCGCCGCCGCCGTCAAAGAGTCGATTACCTCGAGTTCGTCAAGCCCGTGCGGCACGAGCTGGCCGAGGTTGAACGCCGAAATGTTCAGCTGGTCGTTGCGCCTGCCCTCCCCGGTGGAGGCCATCTCCACCATTTCCTTCTCAAGAGCCGCCCGATAGTAGGGCGCGGTGTCGCGGGCTGTGGTCGCCGTGCGGGGCACCGGGCGGCGCTCCGGCTTGGATTGCACAATTCCGGCGCGAACGAGCCTCGCGCTAAACGACTCTGGCTCTTCCCCTGTCACGAACTGGCCTCGTTCCGTATTTTTGTTTCACTCAAACGAGACGAGGGAGTCCCGCTATGGGCTTTGCAGCTGGGAAAAGTCACGCCACGAGCGCGGCCAATTACGCGGCACTGGCACGAAACAGCGCCAAGGACCAGGCCACGCGGGATCTTGCGCAGGCAGTGCACTACTTGTCGAAAGCTGTCGCCGAGATCGCGCTCGCATTGCACCAAGCCGAGTAGTTTCATCCCGCTAGTTCCTGGTGCATTGCGCCGCGTCTAACGCGTGGTGAAGGTGGCGATGACCATGACCAGCTGCGCCCACCCGGAAGCCGTGAGGGTGCACCCACTACGTATCCACCGAATCCTCGATAATCGATTCCAGGCATGAGGTTGGTGCCGTTTTTGTCGCCGGTCGGCGCGATGTATAAGTGCACACCGCATAGCCGGTCGTCACCGCCCGCCGTGGCCACGCGTCCGTGGATGTCGGGCAGCACATCGCTTTCGTCTAGCTGCGCAAGCGATTGCCAGCCACCGTGGGCGGGGTCGACATCGATGACATCGAATGCGTGCCCCGTGGGTAGCCCAATGTTGTAGTTGGGGTTGCCGTTCCACCAGGTTTCGATGCGGCGCCGGTTCGTGGTGGCGTCCTTGAATCCCTTGAGCGTGGCCGGTTCCTTGCTCCCGGCCTTGAGCGGGAACACCGGCCAGCCGAGGGCCTGGCTGTAGTACAGGGCTGAGCCGCGCAGGGTGGGCCGTTCGGCGGCATCGATGGTCGCGGCCAGCTCGTCGGCGCGAGCATTGTCACAGGCCTGCACAGCGGCCAGGAACTCGGCGCACTGAATGTCGACGGCGGTCGGCTTCGGCGCGCACGTCGGGTGCACCGTGTCATCAATGCTGGTGACCAACATGGCCTCACCGCAGTCGCGGCATGTGCTGAAAAGCCTCATGCGACGGCCTCGACGTGAAACCTGCCGTCGATGTTGTAGCCGATACGCCACGCGCGGCCCAGCGGCGTGACGCGCACCACGGGGCGGTCGACGGTGGCCACGCGGTCGTTGCGATGGGACACAGGCGACCGCACGACACCCAACGCGCCCTCGGGGAGGATCACATCACCGCCGGGTGAGCCGTTCCACGACACCCGGTAGAAGGCGCCATCTATCTTGCGGGCGACGCACCGATTCTCGGACGGGTCGCGCATCTCGTGCTGTGCCATGGTCACTGCCCCTTCACGTTCATGACCTGGCGCAGCTCGGCGACGACCTCAACCAGCTCGGCGGCGTCGTCCATCACAACGTCAATGTCCTTGTACGCCTGCGGAATCTCATCGACCCATGCATCGCCGTGGCGGTACTCGATACCGACCATGGCCTTGGCCAAGTCGTCGGCGGTGAACAGTTCGCGGGCCTTGGTACGCGAGAACCGGCGTCCGGCGCCGTGCGGTGCTGAATACAGGCCTGCCGGGTTGCCCTTGCCGCGCACCACATACGAGCGGGTGCCCATCGAGCCGGGGATGACGCCCATAACACCCTCATTGGCGTCGATAGCGCCCTTGCGGGTCAGCCACACATCGACGTTCCCGATCTTCTGCCGGGCGGTGTAGTTGTGGTGGCAGTTGATGCGCTCGACCTCGATACTGGCCACCTCGTCGGCGTTGGTCGGGTCGGCGCCCATCCAGTGCGCGAACGCCCGCAGAAAGCGATCCATCATTTCGGCGCGGTTGTACAGGGCGAACCGCTGCGCCCAAATCAATTCCTTGATGTACGACTTGAATTCGTCGGTGCCCTCGGCCAGGTACGCGAGGTCACGGTTCGGCAGATCGATCCAGTAGCGCTTGCACAAGTCCTGAGCCACCTTGATGTGCTTCTGGGCGATCTTGTTACCGACACCGCGCGAGCCGGAATGCAGGAATAGCCACACCCGCTCGTAGTTGTCGACGCACAGTTCGATGAAATGGTTGCCGCCACCGAGGCTGCCCAGCTGCTCGCGCCACTTCGGCGAGTGCGACAGATCAACGTCGTACTTGGCCATGCGCTCAAGATCGGCGATCTTCTCGGCAGTGAAGTCGAACCGGTCCAGGCTCCGGTTGTAGTTGCCTGGGGAGAGCGGGATGGCCGACTCCACCGAGGCGCGCAGCTTCGACAAGTCTCGGCCGTCGATATGGGCACCGACGTAGGCGGTGCGCACCGCGATCATGCCGCACCCGATGTCTACACCGACCGCCGCCGGGATGACAGCGCCGACTGTGGGGATGACGGTGCCGACCGCCGAGCCCTTGCCGCTGTGCGCATCCGGCATGAGCGCAACGTGCGGGTGGATGAACGGCATGGAGGCCGTTTCCTTGGCCTGCTCGATGGTGTTGTCATCGATCTGGCTGGCGAAGTTCAACAGGTTGTGGCCGGGGATGCGATTCACTGCGGTTGCCTCTCTGGTGTTTTGGACGGATGACGGCGGGGCAAGGGGACACCCGCCGCCAGCCGCCGCCTTACTTGACGGGAATGGTGGGGACAGGGGTTGTGGGCCAGCACAGAAGCGCCAAGCCCTTCTCGCGGGCGATGTCCAAGCACTTCGACACCAAGACGTTGGGGTCGCGCGAGACCGAAGCAGCCAAGTTGGCGTTGGCTGCCGCCTGCGCCAGGGCCGTCATCTTGGCCTGCTCGGCGACAGCGGTCGCCGCCCGCTCTTGGTTCAGCTGGTTGATCTTCTGTTCGGTACCGTCGTCGTAGTCGATGGTGGGCACCGCGACATCCAGAATCTCGACCTGACTGCCGACCTTCGCGGCCAGAATGTTCTTCGCCTGCGTCGACAGCTCGGGCAGCGGTGAACGGTCAAGGTTCTTCGGCGCCAGAGGATCGAATGTTGCGAACACCTCGTTGAGGGCGACCTGTAGGTTGCGGGTCACCAGGTTGATGCGCACGTTGTCGAATGTCTTGTATTGCAAGAACAATTCGGGTGCCGCGTCCGGCTTGATCTGCCAGCGCACCGACACGTCAGCGTCCGCCGTTGAGCTGTTGCCCAGCCGGACCTTGATACGTCCACCGTCCTTGTGCTGGTCGATCTGCACGGCACCGTCCATCTCGGTTACCGAGGTGACCGGCGACTTGAGGTGCAGGCCGTTGGTGAGCGTGGTGCCAGTGGGTCGGCCGAACTTCGTCTCGATGCCGATCTGGCGCGTGCCAACGACGGTCGTCGCGGCGAACGTGAAGAACACCAGGCCGACAACTCCGGCGACAATCGCGCCTGCGAAGCTCACCGCGCGCTCTTCGCCTCGGGCGAAGATGCCGATGATCACGCCAATGACGGCGAGCACCGCCAGGACGATGAAAATCCACATGGATACGGGCATTGCTCAAATCCTTTCTATACCTTGGAATTTGGGGGGTGCTGGTGACATGGGCCAGGCTGCCACTGCGCGCCCAATGCCTGCATTAGCGCGCTGGCCCATGTCCTCACCGCAGGCGCGACCAGCCGTCGATCAGAACGGCGGAGTGGAATCGTCTGCGGGTGCTGAGGTCTGCGCCGCCGCGACCGGGCCACCGGCACCGCGTGCCACCTTGATGCCGAACACCTTCACAGTGCCGTTCTGCGTCTTGGTGAAGTCCTCCAGCGTGATCTTCACCAGGTCACCGGCTTCGAGTGCCGCCGCCTTAACGGCACGCTTGAGCGACACCTGTCCGCAGGTGATGTTGACCAGATCCCCAGCCGGAAAGTCGGTGCGCTGTCCCGCCTTGTTGAATGAGGCGGCAGCCTCGGTGAGCTCGACCGTCAGTAGCGGGCAAGTGCCGCCGTTGAAGTCGGTGCCGCCGCGCTCGGCGTACTCCAGCACCTTGCCGGTCACGTGCTGACCCTTGGCGTCGCCCCATCCGACAAACGCCCCCTGTGGAACGTCGATGTCTTCCCATGCAGTCATGTTGCGTATTCCCTTCTGTTACTTACTGGTTGGTGCCAACAACTGTTGGCGTTCAAGGCATGCCGCCTTGAGGTCTTCGGTTAACTCGCCGCGCTCGACGGCTTCTTTCCAGAGGTCACGCAAGGCATCGACGTTGGCGCACAGGCCAACCCGCTCCATGAGCGGCACATCGGGGCCAAGCTCGATGAGTCGCCCCAGGGTCTCCAACTTGCGGCGCAAACCCTTCTGATGCTTGTCACGGGCCACCTTGCAGTCGGCCCAGCCCTTCGTCAGGTCAGCCCAAAACAGTTCGCACCTGGCTTGTTTCATCGGCAGGTGGATGACGATGCCGCGCTTCTGGTCGACCGGTTCGGCGTCCAACCTCACCTCGGCCTGCGGGTCATAGGGGCGGCTGCGCGAGTACATCGCTAGCTGTGCCTCCACCATCCGGGGATGCAGGGTGCCCGTCTTGAGGTCGACAATCTTCGGTCGCCCCTGACGCTTGCCGCTGGCGCTGTAGCTCGACACCCGGTCAGGCGTGCCCGCCACCCGGTAGGGGTCGAAGACGTGCATCTGCTCGGCTGCGTGATGAGTGAGGCAGCGCGTGGCCATCCGGTAGGCCTCCACGTCGCGGTTCACCTCGGCGACCGGAACCGGTTCCATCTGCTTGGTGTTTTCGTTCCACCACTGGCGGGGCATCATGTCGCCCTTGTCGATGGCGTCGGTGATCTGGTGGAGCATCGAGCCCCATTCCTGCTTTTCGTCGCGGCCCGCCAGCCGTGCTGCGCGCCGGGCGATGTCGGACAGCTCGCGCGGTTCACCAGCCCACGCCATCAGCTCTTTACGTAGCTCCGGCGACATCACCAGACCGGCCAAGGTGAGGCGTTCGGTCCAGATGCGCAGGCCTTCGCCGCCGTCCTCCAGCTGGTCAATAAAGTTGGTGGTGCGCTGGTACGGGTAGCGCTTGCTGCCGTCCTCGGCCATGATCAACGGCTGGTTGTTGCCGTTGCGGTACACGCCGAAGTGGTCGCGTTCCGGGCCGGGCTCAACGTCTGGCACAGCGTCCCAGTCGATTTCGGTGGTCATGACAGGCACCCCCACGACGCGCAACCAGGAACGCCGCACAGCTTCGTGCAATCACCTTGGCGGGCCGGATTGTCGTCACCGTTCGTTGGCGCCTGATCCTTGGCCCGCGTCAAGGCGATGTCTCCGAGCTTTATCCCGGCACCTTCGATCACATCGGCCATGCGCAGCCTGATCAGCTCGGGATGCTCATTCGTCTCGATGAATGCCGAGACCTCGTATGCCGTCATCAGAAGCACCCGCCAGCGTGTTCAAGGTGGCAGTCCGGGCACACCGACACCAGCGCCGCGTCGGCCTCGGCGTCGACATCGATATCGCACTTGACGTGCTCGTAGTGACCGCCGACAGCCCGGCGGATACGCTCGCCAGGGAAGATGTCTTCGCCGCACTTGCCGCAGACGCCGTGGTGTGCCGCCCTGAATCCGTCATCGACTTCGACGGTCTCCCAGTTGATATCGCTCACTTCGACCGCCTCCAATCCTGGAGATAGACGCGAAAGAAGTTGGACGACTGCAACTCAAGGGCAACGCTGTTGCCGCCCTGAATCTCGATTCCCCCGTCACGGATGGCGACGCCGATCTGATCGAACGCGCTGCCACTTCCTGAAGGGGAGAAGTAGACGGTCTGGTATCCGTCCTTGTCGTCAATGTAGATCGGATTGGTGTAGTCGCCGTACCAGATTCGCGACTTGGTGATCGTGGCCAGGTGGGCGTTGAGCTTGTCTTCGGCGGCGACGCGGCCTATCCGAGCCTTCGCCAATTGCTCACGCGCCCAGGCGGGTAGCTTCGCCTCGCGAGGATCGATGTCACTCACAATCAGCTGCCTTTCTTGATGAATCGCCCATTCGGGCCACGGTCGGGAGTGATGATGAAGTGGTTCCACTTCTGAAACACGGCGACGACCTCGCCGCCCCACGAAGGCGTGGAGAGGATGAGTCGACCGTCTGCGTCGATCTGATATCCGTTGGCGCGCGGTACTTCAATGTCCTCGGTGGTCTGCGTGGGCAGGATGCCGCTGACGCTGACGATGGCCCGCACCACGGCGCTCATGCGTGGGCCTCGGCCGGTATGACGATCTGTGCGGTCACAATCAAGCGAGTGCCAGCCGGAAAGTCATTCGCCCACGCCTTGAAGCCGGGCCCAGCCAGAAGGCCTGTGCTACCCCAGAAGTGGCCATATGGGCGTGCTTCGGATGTGACTTCATAGGCGACGCGTGGATTGCCCGCCGATAGCACCTGCTCCGGCTTATCGTGACGAATGCACCTCCACTGAGTACCCGCTTCGCGGCGCATCGCTTCGGCCCAGTCGCGTCGGTACTGGTAGTTGGTTATAGATACCTCGCGGCAACCGCTCTCGGCGCAAGTTCGCATTCGGTCGTACCCACGTCTGCTCATTCCGGTTCCTTAATGTCGAATAGTGCTGCGCCGCCGTTGATTCGGTCAGCGTCGTGATGCTGTTTGCAGAGCTGGCACAGCATGCGGATGTTGGTCAGCGACAGATTGGTGTCGTCGCCGTCGAGGGGCACCGCGACCAGGACGGCCTTGCCGATACCGCCGCCCATGTCTTCGCCCTCGCCCCACTGGCAGGTGCGCGATGCGAAGTGCAGATGTCCGCATTCGCCCCTGCACTCGCAGTGGTTTTTCGCGCGGCGCTTCGCCTCGGCTACCGCGTCACGGCGGGCCGCGCGCTGCTCCAGCTGCGCTGCCCGGCCCTGCGCCATTGCCCTGGTGGGGTAGGAGGCTTTCTCGGCGAAGTCCCCATTGCCGAAGCGCTTCACAACGCGGTAGCGCCCGTTGAAGACCTCGCGCACGCCGTACCGGGCGCTCATGACCCGCCGCCGCCCGCCTCGTAGACGCGGCCAATGACCTGCAATGTGCGGTAGGCCTGTTCGAAGTCGACCACCTTGATCGGCTCCAGGTCCTCGGCGATGCCCGTCACGTCAATCACCCACTGCGGGGTCGGTTCGCCGCCGTACATCTCGGGGTACGCCGTCGCCAACGGGTCTTCGAGTCCGACGACACGCACATCGAAGGTGTCACCGTTCTGGTCAATCAGGTAGCTCATAGCCACCCCGCTTGAACCGCGACGATGCCGACGATGAACAGGGTCACGACGATCATCAGCGCGTGAGCCCAAGCGTCAGAGGGCGTCGGCATCTGCCCTTGCCGGCATTTTTGGCAGACATCGCCGCCCATGGGGCGCATGACAGCTCGGCCGCACCCGCCGCAGACAGTGGCGGTGTTCATGACAGCGCACCTACCATCGCGTTGGCCATCTGGACCGCTGCGGCCCACGGCTTTCCTTCGTCCTGGTACGCCTGCACCGCCCGGCACCAACCGCGCTGATTGTGGGTTGCCGTGATGCGCAGGCGAGACATCGCCGTATCGAGCGCGGTGCCCTCGGCCTGGATTAGAAGCCCCAGCGGGACACCGAGATTGGCCAGGGCGCGCCCACCAATGCAGTGCGGGCGATCATCCTTGCCGACGTACGTACATTCGGCTGTCTGGTCGGGGAACCGCTGCGCAAGCCTGCGAATCTCGGCGACCACCTCGGCACCCGTGAACTCAAACGTCGGAAGATCATCGCGCTCAACCGATTCACGCGGCAAGACCTTGAGCGGGGACACAGCACCGCTGTAGCTCATGACAGCGCCCCTGTCCGCATGTCGAGGTAGAGAGCGCCAATCTGATGGAGTGCGTCGATAACCTCGTCGCGGCTATCGAACACAAAGCGCGGCAGGTTCCTGGCGGTCAGCGTCTTGATATCTGCCATCCACTCGTCACCAATCTTGTGGGCATCTGCGAGGACGGCGTCAGCGGCGCGCAATTCGACCCTGTCCTCGCCGACCTCCACAACCTGCACATAGTTGACGGTGGCGGGAAGCTCACCGACTGTGCGAATGACGTTGATACTCACTTGATTGCCCCTGTCTTGGCTGCCACGTAGATGTGCCCGACCTGCGTCAGGGCGTCGATGGCTTCGGACTTGTTGGTGACGAGGAAGGCCGGGAGGGTGGGAACGCCGGGAATATTGGAGTCGACCACCCACGCCGGGCCGCCGCCGAATATGTAGGCAACGCTGATGGTTTGGTCCCCGGCACGCAGCCCGATCCGGCCAGCGTGCACCTCTACGATCTGCACCGCGATCGGCTCGGGCGGCGGCGGCGTGAGTTCACCGATGGCGCGAATGACGTTCGTGCTCATCGCTTCACCTCCACGGTGAGGCTTTCCAGCGCCTTGGCGATCTGCTCGTCGGCGATGGCACGCGCCCGCTGTGCGCTGACGGGCGCGCCCTCAGCCAGGCCCGCGTCGTATCCGGCGGCGTACGCCTCTGCGACGGCACGCGCGCCGTCCAAGGCTTCGGCGCGGTCTTCCGCGTCGAAGTACGGGCCGGGCGTTTCCGGTTCAACGCGTCGGCCGTCGACTGTGGCGATGATCTTGTCGTTGACCTTGAAGACCTGCGCGCCGCTTTCGCTGGACTGTGTGTATTGAGTGCTCATGAGTTTTCGTGCCTTTCCTTGGTGTTGGTGATGACGACGACAGCGCCGGATTGGACTTGCTGCCAAGCCCATTGCGCCGCCGAGACTGTGTTGGCGGTGTCGATGCGTTTCCCGCCGTCCGTGCGACCGCTGATCACGAGCGCGCCGCCATCTGGTTGGCTCTCAGGTCTGCGATGGCCTGATTCAGTTCCGCCGCATGCTCTTCGGCCTCATCGATGTTCAGTCGAATGTCCAGTGAGCAGTTGTCGGCGGAAACCAGGATGTGATCGCCCTCGACCTTGGTGCTGAGCTCCACGAACGCGCTGGCGCCGTATGAGATAAGAGCGCTCATGCGGGCACAACGTTCCGCTTGTGAGTGAATAGCTTCTCGACCGAGAGCTTTCTACCTCCGTGTTGACCGTTGGCGGATAACGAGCTACCCACGGTGGCGCCCCAGAGGGGGGTCCATTCAGCCGGGGCGCTGTACTCCGAGACGAACACTTTGCTAAACCGGGATTGCTCAGCACACCAGATCCAGAACTTGTCAGTATCGAACTCGTCGCCGTAGTTGGTCGTCCCGCGATAGGGTGGATCGCAGTAAACGACTGAGCCGATGGGTATCTCAATGTCCAGATAGTCGCTGTGCGCGAATCGCACGCCGTGTAGGCGCGTTGCCTGACGTAGGCAGTTTCGTCGCGCTTCTTCTATGTAGTCACGAACTCCTGCGCGTGTCTGGACCTTGCCCGCATACCCACCGAACCACTTTCCAGAGTATGAACAGCAAACGCCTGCCCATCCGACCAGAGAGTCCTCATAGGCATGGGGGTTACGTTGAATATCTTTGTAGTCGTCTCGCTGAAGATCTGGGGGGCGCCATCCATCCCGAATTGCGGATAGAAGTGCAATTACGAACTTGTTGGTGTCATAGCCCACGCGTATCGGGTGGTCAATTGCGGCAATCGAATTCCCACCGCCGACGAACGGTTCAATATACGGCGTATCCGGTCGTAAGGCTGAAATAATCAGTGGTGCAATGTATTTGGTAATGCGCGCCTTGCTGCCCATGTACTTCATGCGGGCACCCGAATCAGGGTGTCGGCTGCGTACAGGCGGAATCCATCTACAACGCGCTTCGCCGCATCGGGATGTTTAGCACCAGCCGCGATCCTGACAAGCCCCTTGTCCGAGTCGATGACCACAACGCGATAGACCTTGCCGCCCTTGCGGATGCGGACCATATGCCCCTTGCGAAGGGGGCGGCGCTGCGCCGACATCTTGCCGCCCTGGCGACTGGCGCATGGCGCGCACTGTGGCCGGATGTTGCCGCGCCGGTACGTGCCACCGTCAACGCCCGCGACCGGATGCCGGTCAACGGTGATGGTGTCGAAGTCCAAAACGGTCGGGCATGTCGAGCACCGGCACGTGGTGCCATCGCCGAACGTGTCGAGCAGCCATTGACGGCGGCGTCGCCGGGACTCAGCCGAGCCACGATCATTGCGGTTCGTGGTACCGCGCCGGACGGTCATGCGTCACCCAACTCGCGTAGTGCGGCGACTAGGCGGGCGACCAGCTCCGAAATGCGCCGGGCGTCTGAGCTGTTCCGGGCGTCAATGCAATCCCACCCGACGCCGAGGTCGGCACGGGCAATGTCGGTGAGCCGGACGCAATGCACGCCCTCGCTGACGTGCACGACCTCGGTCACCCGATCGTTGTTGGTGGTACGGGGCGGCACGAAGCCATCGCCATCCGTCGCGGTCCACCATGGCGCCGGGGCGGTCATCGGGCACCAGCCTTGAGTCCGGCGACGTAGGTGCGGGCGATGGCGGTGCGCGCCTTGCGGGCGGCGTCTTCGTCGCCAACCCGGAAGCCGGGCGAAGATTCACCATCGGCCAGTGGCGCAATGAAGACCTGATCGCCGTAAGCAGGGTCGAAGCCTGACCAGGACGACACCACCACTTCGTCGTTGACAAGAGTGTCAGTGTTGTCGCCGTTGGCGACGTGCTCGACCAGGAACGGGGGAGTGGTGCGAATTGGCGTGAGTTGGGTAGCGTCAGACATGCCGAAGGCCTTCCTTGAGGTGGGAATTCGGTTCTCGATGGCGCTGACGGCGGGGGACTTTGGCGAGTAGACCGCCGTCAGCGTTGGGGGTTATTCAGTTGTGAGAGTTGGGATTATGAAGCGACCGGGCGCCGCTTACGGCGCTCGGCCCATGCGCGTAGCTCGGTGGCATCCCACCGGAGCCGACTGCCGACCCGAGTAGGCGCCGGAAGGTCATAGAGTCCGCGACGGCTCCAGTCGCGCAATGTCTGCGGGTGGATGCCCAAGATCGTGGCGGCGACCTTGGACGTGACCAGGATGGGCGTTTGCGCCTCGCGCTGGATGCGGAGCAGGGCGCGAAGAGTCTCGTGGGGGGAGAGTGGAGTGAGGCCGGTTTCGGCGATAGTTGTTGCAATGCGGGCCATTTCGACCGGCGAGCTGTTGGCGGTCATACCCGCCTGGGCGGCGAGTTCCTGAAGGTTCGCGGTCATGCGCCAATCTCCGTGACGCTGTAGTCGGTGGTGATCGCGGCCAGCGGGACGCCGAGCACGGTGGCAATCTTGCGCGCCAAATCGGGGGTGCAGCGTCGGCGACCGGCCTCGATGTTCGACAAGTACGGGTGGCTGATGCCCAGCTCACGCGCGAGGTTGACGGACCGCCAGCCATAGGCCTCGCGGAGCGCTTGAATCGTGGCGCCCATGCGGGCTGGGTCTTCGATCACCATGCGACCACGATATAGAAACGAACCGGAAACAACAAGCCTGGAACCGGAAAAAATTCTATAGCATGGATTTATGCAGGTAGCTACAATGATTGCTAGCTGAAACCTTTCCTGAGCTTTTCATTTGATACTGAGGGGAACCCCGTGGGTGAGACCAACGCCGAGCGGCTAGGGCATCGTGTCCGGCTTCGTCGGGCTCAACTCCGCATACACACCGCGAAAGCGCTGGCCGATCGAGCACACGTGACCCCCCGCCTCGTCAGCGACCTGGAGGGCGGGCGCCGCACAAACTTCTCAGGGAGCACGAAGGCGGCGATCGAAGATGTACTGCTCTGGGAGCCCGGCTCAATTGACATCACCCTCGCGGGGGGCGAGCCAATCCTTTTGGAGACCGTCCCGGCCGATCAGAGACCGAACCGCACGCACCCCAGCCTCAAGGCGGGCGTACCAATTGAGGCTGTCGCCGAATCATTTTCGGACATCATCCGGCACATCAGAGTGGTTGAAGGCAACACCCTCGCCATCAATGAAATGGTCGAACGACTAAGGCCGCGCGGCAACGCCAAGTTCCCGTCGGAGGATGAGGTGGAGGCCGTGAAAGCCAACGCAATGGCCGGGAACATGGAACTACGGTCATTCCTTAATGACGAAATCGTCAAGATGATCGCCACCTCTTATGCCGACAATGCCGACGAGGTTGTAAAGCTCTTCGCCCCCTTGCTCGCTGAGGTCGCGAAGCCGCCCATCAGATCGGGCGAAACTCGGCAAGCCGACGAAGCATCGCCGCCTGGAGTCACCTCCCTCGCCGACCGTCGTAGGCCGGTGCCACCGCCGCCAGACATTGACGACCTCGACGTAGCGGCGTCGCGGCGTGAAAAGCGGTCCGATGGCGAACGCGACGACGACGAGTAAGCAGCCCCTCCGAGCTGCCTGTTCTCGGAATGACAGCGCTGTAGTTCCTGGTCAGCGCGGTATTTGTCGGTGGCCTGTTCTAGCGTCTCGCACCATGATCACGAATCATTGGCATCCATGGCGAACGCTCGCCGAGCACTATCCACACATCGCTGTTTCCTGCGATCACGTCCTGCCCCGGGGAGTGGCCGGACTGATCAAGGGCAACACCATCTGGCTGTGCAAGAGCCTGACACAGGCTGAGCGCCGGTCGACGTTGACGCATGAGTTGATCCACGTCGACCGGGGCGTCGCGCCCGTCCTCCACCGCGCCCGCGAAGAGCACTATGTGGACGTGCTGGCGGCACGCCGACTCATTCCGCTGCCCGCGCTCCTGCGTGGGCTGCAATGGACCAACGATGATTACGAACTGGCCGAAGAGCTTTGGACCGATGTTCACACCGTGCGGGTGCGACGCCAGACCCTAACCTCTGCTGAGCGCGACTGGCTCGCTGACCGTGTTGAAGATCCGCAACGTCCATGAACACGGTTGAATCTCTTGATATGGAACGCATTTGGTGGCCTGCATCCGGCGCCAAGGATGAGGCAATACGCGAGCGTTTCGGCTTATCGCCGGTCCGCTATTACCAGAAGTTGAACGTCATCATCGAAACGCCAGAGGCGCTGACCATGGACGCACAGACCGTCAACCGCCTGCGACGGATAAGGGGGAGGTAAATGGCGGCGGCTTCGGGTTTCTGGCTTCAAATACTTGGCATAGCGATCACCCTCGCAGGTTCGCTCGATGCCCTGAATCGATCTTTAGGGATACTTGATAAGTGCAGCAAGGTGTTTGGTCAACTTCTGGCATGGCTACGCACGATCCTTGCCAGCCGCTGTGGTGACAAGACGGTAAGTCCGCTGCCCGCCAGGCCGGGACTCATTGGAGGCAGGCCGCGCGTGAAAGTCACCTCAAGTGACTCTGCGAAACGACTTGAGAATGTTGAGAATGCATTAGAGGACTTGAAGGCAGGCATCCGCCCAACGATTGATGACGCCATTGAGTCCCACCAAGCCGGACGAGATGACCTCAACAGGCGTTTCGAAGTGCGCGACATTGCCATGACCATGGGCGGTGCAACCATTTCGGCGATCGGCTTTGTCATCGAGCACTTGTCATTGTTCCAGCGGTAGGAGACCCGACATGCGAGGTAGGCCACCAAGACCCATTGGGGTGCCAGGTGACGTTGACCTAGCCGAGGTTCGGCCCGGAGTGTGGCGGGCCAAGCTACGTGTCCGCGACGCCAGCGGTAAGCGCCGACAGATCATGCGAATGAGTCCACCGCGCAACGACTCTCGCGGGCGTCCTGTGCCAGACAGGGACGGCGTGCGCGCACGCGACGCGGTGCTGGCAGCCGCCGCCGATCTGTCGGTGTCGGTCCTCGATGCGGACCTGTCAACAGAGACCACCATCCGGGCGCTGTACTACGACCACTATCGGCCCTACCTCATTGATCAAGGGAAGGCGCCAGCGACCCTTGACCGGTATGACTTTGAGGCCAAGGGATTTGACTCAGCATTCGGCCATAGGCGCCTCACAGAGGCGCCAACGCCGGTCATGGAGAAGTTCCTGACAACGGTCGCTGACACGCGTGGCGCCGGGGCGGCGAAGTCGTCGCGGACAGTGCTTTCCGGGATGTACAACTACGCGATCCGCATGAGCAATGGCGCCATCACGGTTAACCCCCTGCGCGAAGTGAAGCTAGCGCGCCGCAAAGGCGCCAAGCGTGGCGGTGCGCGCCAGCTCACCGTTGACGAGGTGCGCGACATCCTCATCGCGATACGGACCTCGGACCTGCCATGCCCCCGAATTCTGGCCAAGGCGGAACGCGAGAAGAGCGTCGGAAGCTACACGCCACCAACGGTTGCCGAGTTCTGCGCGGACGCCGATATAGTCGACTGGATTGTGATGCTGATTGCCACTAGCCACCGCCGCAGTCAATCGCTTGCAACGACCTGGCCCGAGCTGGACCTGAAAGCCGGTGTCATGCGTCCCACTCGGAAGTTGATCCGAGTCAAAGGCAAAGGCTTGGTGCTGGTGCCCATTGAGGACGACACCAAGGGTTCCGACAATGAGATTGCGTTGCCCCAGTTCGCTATCGATGCCCTCAAGCTTCGGAAGCGGCGCCTTGCCGAGCGCCGACTAGTTGACCCGCGTCCGGCATCGGCCGACTACGAAGACTTGGTGTTCCCGTCCGAGAACTGGACGCCCCGCGACCCGAACAACGTCGCGGCCCAGTGGCGACGGGTGCGGTCGGCGCTGGGGCTGCCCGCCAGCATCACGGCTCACAGTTTCCGCAAGGCCGTAGCGACCATTCTCGATGACGCCGGGCTGTCTGCACGCGTTGCTGCGGATGTCCTGGGGCACGCCGATCCGTCCATGACTCAGCGCTTCTATATGGCGCGCGGACGGGCGCACAGCGAAGCCGCGACGGCGCTACATCAGGCCATCGCGGGCGAGTCGTAGCGCTGTTCGCATCGGCCAAGACGGTCATCACTAAGTCATCACTAATTCGCGTGACGTCGTGATTATTCGCAACTACGTTCGACTATCGAAGACTATTCAAAATTCGAAGTATCCGCAGGTAATTGCACCTTTTTGAGCAACGCTTGACTATCCATAATTATCTCTGCTAGCCCACATTTTTGCGACTGTGGGGGTCAGGGGTTCGAGTCCCCTTAGCTCCACAATAATCCCAGGTCAGACGACCTGGGATTTTTTGTCTCGGGGACCAGGAATGGCTGAGGGGATATCAATCGGTGCGACGCAGAAGTGGCCCGTCGTGGCAGGTGGCGTCGGTCAGCGGCGGTGGACCGCCGAAGTGCGGGCGATCGCGTTGGATCGGCCGGTTTTCTCGCGCTGAAGCCGTCTGCCGGTTGCGACTGTCGGTTCGGGGAGCCAGGCACATTTGTTCAATTCGGTGAGCACGGCCCGCACGCGGCGCCAGGCCGACACGACAGCCAT